AAAATGATTAACGCTATGATGATAATCAAAGCAATTCCACAGCTCAAGTAAGTCGTTTGGCATATCGGGCACTTCTCGCCTTTCCATTTTCGAAGAAAAGAAGGCAGCAATCGGCAACCGCCAAAAGCATGCACCGTTTTCCAACATAATGTTAAATAGTATACCACGACCCTGTATACTTGTAAGACCAAAGATAACACAGTCTTCGCTTTCTCCATGATGTTTTTGTAAATCATATAAATACTCCTTGCGTATTTTACAATAAATTGGTGGAACGCTACTATTTAAAAATGCCATTGTAAAGTATTATATTAAAAAAAATTTTTTTTCTAGAGAAATTTATACGCATATAAGTCATTCTACACTATCTACTATACCTATACTATTACTAACCGTTAATTAGACAGCAAACTTTATACGATTTTTTTAAATTAAACTTAATACGATTTTTAAAAAGAAATTTTTAAAAAGAATAAAAAAAAACTAGCGTTAAATTAATAACGCTAGTTTTAAGATTAAATTATATTAAAGACTTTTAATTTTTTCTTCGAAGAATTTAATATTTTCGATTATCGAATTATCGACTTTATTTTTTTTAATAAACTCTTTATTCGAATTTATTAAATCTAGATAAAGATTTTTTTTCGATTTATCTAAATAAGAATTTAAATCGATTAATAAATTTACTTTTTTAAATCGATTATTTTTAGTCGTATCGTATTCGATATCGACTTTTCTATAATCGTTATTAAAAGCTAATTTAATCGTAGTCGAAAATTTAGCTTTCTCGTAAATATTAAAAGATTTAGTTTTTTCTCTTTTAGTATTAAATAATCGAAATAAAACTTTTTTATTTTCGTATTCTCGAAAAGATAAAGCTACTTTATTTTCGATTATTTTATCGTTTTTTTTAGTCGTCATTTTTTCTCGCTTTCTAATTCTTAAACTATTTTAATAATTAAAATATTTAAATTTAAGAATTAAAAATATAATAACGATTTTTAAAAAATAAAAAAGAAAAAAATTCTGTTGTTTAGAATTATTCTAATCTGTCTTTGTTCTCGTTTTGTTCTATAGTAAATATAAGAATAAATTAAATACGAATAAGACGAAAAAAAACTCTTTAAATAAATATAGTATCATAAATTACTTTCTTTTTAAGTTAATAATAATTTTATTAATATTTATTATTCGTCATCGTTATACGTTTTTATTTTAATTTTATTATATTTCTGTTTTTGAGGATTAGTTTTTGTTAAAGGAGGAGAAAGCTCTCTCATTCATTTTTTTTATTTTACGTGATCCTTGCGGATCCGTACTGAGCCCGTGCACCGAGGATCAAGGCGGATCAAGCTAGAGCTATTTCAACAAGCTGCAACAAGCCGTCATCAACAAACAACAGCCCGCAGTTAATTTATATTGTGATCTGTTTTGATTTGATCTAGATACTTGGCCAGGTCATCATCGGACATAGTGTCAAGGGTTGAGTGTTGAACTTCTTTCTTTTCAACAAGGAACCCCAATAACTGAGACTTCAACCTTATCGCATTGACTGCTGCTGTATATTGTTTCTTGCTACAAGCATCAACATACACTTTATCAAGTCTTTCAACCTCTTTTGACACAGATTCACTAGTCAAGCGCCTAGCATCACCACGCAATCTGTCAATATACTGGATAATTTTATCTTTCTTTAAGTTGCGTGCAGCTTGTACGTGAGCTGAAGTTTCAGAATACCCTGCTTCAACAGCCGCTTGTTTCTTACCTTTTCCTTGCGCTATACCCTCACAGAACTTTCTTTCCATAGAGGATAAGGTTGCTTCGTTTGTCTGATGAATTTGGTCTATAGTTATCGCCATATTTATCCTAATATAGCGATTAATTTATGAATGTAAATTAAGAATAATAAGGAGTTTTATTTGGAAAATAATCTGGTGTACCACGATAATAAACATCGCAAGATACACCATATTCTATAGAACTCCACTTTTTACCAAAAAGCTTATTGAATAAACGACAAGCACGAAAAGCTTTTTGAGGATCAGTAAAGTTTATTTTACCCTCTTTGATTCTTTCTCCTGCTGTATAATACCAACCACCTTCTTCATGGCCACCAAGTAATCTATCAGTTTTATATACAGCTAATTTCCAAAATTTTTTAACAGCCATTATCCCTCGCTAGTTTTACTTGTGCGTCAACTCTTTGTATGTTTATATTATCTTCTAAAGTGCGTTGTCTTAAAATATCGTCTACACGTTTCCTTGATCTATATCTTTTATCCTCATCTGTATCTAGACAAGCATGTGTTTCTTTTTTAAAATCGCCTTCATATAATTCAAAGCCACCGCCAATATATTTAATATTATAACCTCGATACTTATCCATTGAGACCTTCAATTCTTGCTGGAATAACTTTTTCATTATCGCATTTATCACAACATTCTCCTTCTTCTTTAATTGGTGATGGATTATTTCCCCAACCTGCAAATTCTTCTTTACAGATTACACAGACTTTTATTTTATCATTATCGTCCATCTTTAGCCTTTCTAAAAGATTCCTCTAATCTTTTTGATTGTTTGTTATATTCTCTTGCTTCTAACCAACTTTCTATAATTAACATAAGCATACCAATAAAGATTAGAAACAAGCCTGCCAAAATTAATAATTCTATGATCATAATTGTATAGCTTTAACTCCTTTCATTTGTCGAACTTGAGTATGAGTAAGGCCATAGTATTTAACAGGATTTACAGGAAACCTACCAGTTTCGTCTAAATAACAATCAGTAATAATAAAATCGTTATGAACAAAACCTGGCTTACCATCATAATGCTCAACATTCTTTTGTAACTTTATAAATTTAGCCATTTATTCTCCTTGTTATTTTTCTATATATCTAAACTATAAAAAAATTTATTACAAAATAATACAAGTTAAATACGAACAATGTCCACTTTATCTCTCATATTAGGCGCAGGTCCGTCTTTAAGATATTGAGATTTATAACTTTCTGCTTTATCTAAATCAAGAGGAGTAAACATTACATCGAAACCATAGTAACATTCTAAGTACCAATCTTGTGGATTACCTTTAGGCCATGCATAACTTTTAGGGTGGCTACCTAAAGAATAACCTACTCCCCAATCATGTGGTCCTGCTTCAAAAGATACAACAATAATTTTATCAGAATTACTATCGTTGTTGTAATCTTTATACAACAAGATATTAGTTTCCCAATCGGGATCCATACCTAATCGTTTACAGTTTTCGTCAATAGCTTTCTTAAACATTCTAGCTGCAGAAAGCATATCAATCTTCTTACTTACAAAGTCTGGTAAATTAATCAATCTATCCATAACTTTCTCCTTTCTAATTTAATTTATGTTAATAAAGATAATACTAAAAAAGAATCAACTATAAACAATATAAATACTATTTCCATCAGATACTCTTTCCATTTTCATCTATTATTTTTTCAATACTATCAACTTCTCTATTAGGGTCATCTTCGAAATAACTATTGTCAACAGGTGACAATCCATATTCTTCAACATAATCAGAAGCAAGTATTTGTTGTCCATCTTCATCGTTAGCTGCTGCAACAAAATCATTCTTATTTTCTAACCACATTTTTTCGTCAATTATCTCAAACTCTTTTTCAGCAGGAATAATAAGTTTAAATTTGACTTTGATTTTTTTCTTTACAACTGTCGCCATTGACCGTCCTCTTTATGAAACATTTTAGTATGACCACTTCTACTTTCCATAATATCTAATGGATCGAATTCAAGATTACCATAGTACATACCATATTCTTTATCTAAATCGTCATCATCACATGTATAAAATTCTACACCTGAATCTGCTATTTTTTTATAATGTTCTTTAACAATAGTTTGTCGAGTGTTTATAGAAAATGGCTCATCGCTGTTTATGTGTTCTACTCGTATCCAACTAGGTATGCTTTTAAAATAATAACACCAACTTAATTTGTCTTTTTCTACCATAACTTTCTCCTTAAAAAGTAGGCGCCCCACGTGTAATTAAACAACCAAGCGCCTACATTTAAAGTGATAGCCGACCCTTTCGTTTGTTACATAGACACTTATTAATGTGCCAGCCTGCTATCACACTCCTTTCTGTTGTCTAGACGTTAGACGCACAAGAAACGATAAGAAACTCATGCGTCTAAATATTTTTAAACTAAAGAAAAAAAGCAATATACAATTATTTTAAAGTAAAAGTTGCTTTAGGCGTTTTACTTGCTTGCCCTGCTTTATCTTTATCTTCTGTTGCAATAAAGCCTCTTTCTCTATCCCAATCAAGGTCGATAGTCTTACCGCCTTTTTCTAAAAAGTCTCTGATTTTCATTCCAGTTTTGTATAACTGAAATCTTTTATAACCACCTGAGCCTTCTCTTTTTGGGTTTTTAGGAACACATACTTGTATTCTTGCGTCCCTATCGTATTTGTATGTACCAGAAAATTCTTTCGGGTCCATAACTTTAGGCTTTTTAGTTTTAGCCTTTGGTTTAATAACCGTAGATTGACTCTTAGGAGTAACCTTTGGTTTAACCGCTAGATTGATAGACATAACTTTCTCCTTTCTCTATCTGTTGTTCTTACTATATTTTATTTATTTTACTATATATACAACATTTTATAATATTAAACAATAAAAACAGCCTTGCGAGCAGCCTCGGGAGGTATTGGCGGTATTGGCATAAAAGTAGTACCAATACTGATTATTATCATTGGTATACTTGAATAATAGTCGAAAAGGTATTGGTATTGGCACTATTTATAAATTTTAAAATATTATAAAGAATATTTATTTTCCTATATAGTAATGAGGTAAAAAAGAATAAATAG